CCTCGGTATTCCCGGCTTCGGCTGCTTCGGCAAGAGGCGCGGTGTTCGCGGTGCGGCCGTTGGGTTGTCCTTTCTGCCTGTCTAGACTCCCTGTAAACCCTCGGGACGAGGTTGGTTGAATCTGGGGTTTGGGGACGCTCGAATGCTAAACTGTTTGTGCCCGTGTTTGAGAGAAACTTGTTGATACCTCAATAGAAATCAAAGTCGCAAGTGTTTTGGCCCTTACAAAGGGCCCTACCAAGTTTTCATGATGGCCACAACTAAGTTTAACAAAGACGTCATCCTTTCTCTCTTGAAGACTCGGTTGTTTCACAGCGTCGCCAGGCGCTGGGCCTCACTTGTGGTGCCTGATCTTTTCCGCTTGTCTCGACGGGCGGTTTTGTCGGTGCTGCTTCGTGGGGCTGTCGTGTCCACCCAGCTGTTGTTGGCTTTGTGGGTGGCTCGACCTTTTCTGGCCGCTGGGATGTTTGACCCCGTCCAGCGTGGGCCCGTTCTTGGGCAAGAAACCGGTGAGCTTGGACAGGCCACCGGGGAAGGGGTTGAGGGGCAGGACACGTATTGTCCCCTCTCGGAGGCTGTTGTCTCCAGGGTTCGTAGGCGCGCCGTGTGGGTGCGCCGTGTTGAAGGCTGGTTGGGCGTGAGCGGCGGTGTTGTGGGTAAGTTGCTGCGTGGGCGGTGGGTTCCAGACCTCCCCACGCGGCAGTGGCACCACCACGCCGCGCTTTTGGCCAATCAGCTGGACAGCGGACTCAACGTCGTTGGTGGCGGCGTTGTCCATTGTCTTGACGACAAGCCCGACCAGGCGTACCTGGTCGTTGTGCATCCTGACGGTGTCAGGTCGGTGGTTTACACCGAGTTGTTGTTCAAGCTTGCCAGTTATGTGTACCTTAGGGAACGTAATGCGCTTCTTGTGGAATCTGTCAAGCTCCGGGCTTTGGATTGGTGCAAGAAGGTTGGCCTTTCTCAGGCTGACACTTATGTTGCGCTTCAGGGCGCAATGCAGGTCGCATGGCCCGTGTCGCGGGGAGAGCGTGCTCTTTCTGCGTCCTTGCGGGTCACTGGCTCCACTCGCTTTTGGTGGCTTTAGGGTCGCCAGGTCCTTAACCGTGGCTATTGTGTCGGACACACCGATGTGGTAGTTGCGGAGGGGTGTTCCCTGGACATCCCCTTGGACCTCCAGGCTGTTTGTCTGGACCAGAAGCGTGCCATGAGGGTGGCGTGCACCACGGCTCTTCCCGGAACTTGGAGCCCTGGTGTTCACGCCAATTGCATACACAACGAGATCGCTGCTCTTTTGAAGCGGTCTCTGTGTCCTCTGCCCCGGCCGGCTGATTCTGCGGTTGGCGCCGATTTCTTGCGGGTGTTAAAATCCCTCAAGAGGTTGGCCCGCAGGTATGGCGGTTATAAGTGGACACATCTGGAAACGGCGCAATCTTATACGGGAGCGATGCGCCGCAAGTACCTCGAGGCAGAACGTTCACTCCGATTTGACCCATTGACAAGTAAAGATTCGGAGCTTTCGGCGTTTCTGAAGGCTGAGAAGTGTGGCGCGGCGAAGGATGCCAAGCCTAGGATGATCTTTCCCAGGTCTCCCAGGTTCAATCTCGCGCTCGCCTCTTGGCTGAAGCCTTTTGAGCATTGGTTGTGGGGAAACCTTACTGCTCGAAGGCTCTTCGGGGGCTCTAATACCAGAGTTGTGGCAAAGGGCCTCAACCCCCGTCAACGCGCCAATCTCATTAGACGTAAGTTTGGTGGATTCCAGCGTCCTGTTTGTTTTGAGGTGGACGGTAAGGCCTTCGAAGCCCACGTCACTGAGGGTCAGGTTCTTGCGGAGAGGGAGGTCTACCTTGCTGCCTACGGTGGAGACCGTAGGCTGGCCTCTCTCCTTTCCCGGCAGCGGTTTGAGGGAAAGACATCCTCGGGTCTGAAGTTTTCGCGACCAGGTGGTAGGGCGTCCGGCGATTTTAACACTGGTATGGGCAATTCGTTGCTCATGCTTTGTTCTGTCGTCGGCGTCCTTTTGACCAGAGGCGTTAGGTTTGACATCCTCGCCGATGGTGACAATGCGCTTTTGTTTTGCGACGAGAGTGACCTGGCTCGGGTTCTTGCGAACTTCGCTGAGGATGTGCTGTTGGATTCTGGTCATGAGTTGACGCTAGAGGAGCCTGTGACCGTTCTTGAGAGGATCCGCTTCGGGCGGTCCGCGCCTGTTTATCTCGGACCTCGTTTGGGTTGGACGATGGTTAGGGAGCCTTGGAATGTTCTTTCGGGCGCCTGTGCTAGCCACAGGTGGTTGGTGGAGCCTTCTTTTGCCAGGCGTTGGATTTCTGGAGTGGCCCGTTGTGAGCTTTCGCTTGCAGTGGGCGTGCCTGTTTTGCAGGCACATGCTCTTAAGATACTCGGCATTACTGGATTGTTTGGGAAGGAGCTGCCGCAAGCAGCTTTGGCCGATTATTTTGTCGTCGGCGCGACGTTGGCAGGGTTGGAGTCTGCCGTTGAGGTGTGCGGAGACGCGCGTCTCAGCTTCGAACGTGCCTTCGGGGTCTCCCCGGAGTGTCAGGTCGCCTGGGAGAACGCTCCCGTGGGGGTTTCTTGGAACTTCCGCGAGTCCGTTTGGCGACCGCACAGCAAGTGGTTCGAAGCCGAACCAGGGATGTACGAGCCCTGGTTTGACGCTCAGTATTCGTAGGGTTCGTAGTTCTAGGGTCTGCTGTGTGTTTGTGTTGTCCTGATTTTCCCGGCGCGGTTAGGCTGCGGCGCCTGTGGTTTGCTCTGGTTTAAGGGAGAGTGCCCC